TTGTGACGGCTCCTTCTCTTGGCGAACAATCAACCGATTGAGATAATACTGAGCCTTCATTAGATCTTCAAGTGGCGTTCCCTTGAACTTATAACGAGTAATATATTTTACTACGCATCCTTCTTCAAAGCCCATATCCCAGGCTTCGATGTAGTCAAGGCACTCAATTTTACCTTTAGTGTAGTGTTGGGGATGTACAACCATAGTTTCGTCAACCGACATGTTTCCAATTCCTTCCATGTTTGATTGCCCATATTGCTTGAGGTGTTACACCATAATCAGTAGCAATTTCTTTAAGTGTTTCAATACCAAAGGATAATCTACTTTTAATTTTAACAATATCATTATCAGATAATTTTGCACTATGATGGCTAGAACCAAAAGGGGCATTTGTGGGGAGCATTGCGCGTCCGCGTTTCCATGCGTCTTTACTATTGTCGGCTTCATTTCCAATGTATAAATGCTCTGGATGCACTAATTTACCGCGTATATCCTCCCCCGTATGTAAAACGTAAGACACACGATGTGCAAAAACCGGTGAAGATCTATGTTGCGTAGATAACATTCCATAACCACGGGTTTTAGTTCCTAACCACAGCCAACACCCAGATTTTGCGAGACACACCTTAGTCCAAAATCTATGAGCCATTGTTATCGCATCAATTGATGCCGCTCGTGCACTGCTACTAGAATTGCCAGAATGATTGATAAGATTCCCAACAACTGTAGTTGTCTTTTCCGTTAAAACAGAAGAATGGTACCCTATTCTTTCTTTACACAAGCAACCACAAGATTCAGTATGACCAGTTCTGAGTAAACCTACATAGACTATAACTTCATTTCCACAATCACATTTGCACTGCCAGCGTCCTTTTCCTTTAACAAACATTGGTTTTATAGCGACCAAACGGCCAAAACGCTGACCTACTATGTTAAGTGCTACTGGCATATGTGTTATCTTAAGGTAAATCCACTTTCTCATCAATACTTTTCATCAATAGTATGCACAACCTTCTGGCTATACCTAAAGCACTATAAAGAGATTTAAGCAACATAGGGTCATTAGAGTACTTAACCCTCGAGATCTTTCTTAAATCTAATGGCGGATGGCTTATTGGATCATCCGTTGCTACACCACAGGATTTGGTGTCTAAGTACGGTGGCTTATTGTCTGGCCTATGATTCAACACTGGGTTCACCTTTCCAATAGCAGTAGAATTCCAAACTAAAATAGCGCCTATTCGTGTGTTGCACTTAGGAGTAACATTAACATTACACTTAACACAGAATACTGTCCAATGATCATCGCGAACTGCTACTATTGGTATCAAATTACACACCGGACAATGTTTTATTATGAGATCTTCCATTATTTATCCTCAGCTACGGCTGATTGATAAAGTGACAATCCAGTATCTATCAGCATGTTGTCATCCATTGGAACATTGCTACTCAAGACAAAGTTTCGAATCATGGTCTCCATATCCATTCCAGGTTGGTATGGACCATGAGAAATGGTTTGTACCTCCACAGTCTCTTCCACAAACTCAACTGTTCTTGCACCTAGATTGAGCATCTGCTCTTTCAACTCTTCTTCTTGTTTAGGACGACATCCTGCTGGGCAAACCACTCGTATAAAATCACCCTTTACTTTCAAATTTGGAAGATGCTCCAGTTCATCTAGATTCATTCTCACAAAGTGTGGATATCTTAATGGAATGAAATTGACTTTGTTAGTATTAGTATCCCATAGCAAGCACCCTCTATCTTGACCACTATCCCCCCAATTATGTTGAATTGGTGCTCCAATATACCTGACATTGGGAGCTAACTGTTGTGTCTCGTGATAATGACCAAGGAACACTTGATTGAAGTTATCTGAATGCAAATCTTCCAGTTCCATCAGTTCCTTATCTATCATCACAAAGTTCGAACCAACCAAAGCACCACTAACCCCAAAATGACCCAACATAGCTACAGGCCCATTTCCAGTTGTGATGCCAGCATTCTTGATAAGCTCCAAAGTGGTTTGCTTGTTTGTAAAGTATGGGACAACCAGGATGTTCAACTGCTCTTGGCCAACAACAAAAGCCTGCCACCCAACTCTATCCATCACCTCAACCATTGAACCAAAAGCATAAATGCTATGCACTCCACCAGATCTATCGGATTGATCGTGATTACCAACAAGCAAACCAATCTGAATGCCTCGAATCAACTTCAGTCTTGCAATAGCCTCAAACACTAGATTGAATGTTTGAACATTGATGACACGTCTAACATGGAACAGATCTCCACCAAATAGAATCAAACCAACCTTGTTGGATTCGGCAATGACTTTGATTTGGTTGAGAATGTCTAACGTGTCTTGCAGGCGGGAATTGATTCCATTGGGCAGAGTAATGGAGTATGGTTTGAATTGATGAGCATGCAAATCTGAAAATAGTAAAACTCTCATTTCATTGTTGCTTTGTGAAAGTAATTCGCAATTACCTTCTGAATCAATTCAGGATAATCATCACAAGTCACAATCTTATCCTGAAAGCCACGCCAGCCCTGAAATTTTACTCCATTCCATTCCTTCCATGTCTTTCCTGTTATGAGGCCCTGAACTTGACCATGCTCGTAAATAGAATAATCAATACTAAATCCAAGACCACCAAGGCAAGGTACTTCCACTGTACGTAATATTGGGGCCATTTTGTTTTTAATGATCTTTACCTTAACTCTGTGACCGATAGTCTGCTTCTCTTCATCAGTGCCTTCATTGATTTGACCAATATTCTCAAGTCTGATTCTAAGCGTAGCGAGAAACTTTACCTTCTCTCCACCATATGTTTCCCAGGGGTCTCCAAACTTGACATTCATTTTGCGGTATAGATGGTTCGTAATTACGAACCCAATACGTTTCTTGCTAATTTTACCAATAATACGTTGTAGATTTTGACCAACAACCTTCGCTGCTGATGCATAGAACTTATCATCAGCCTCAGCCTGTTCTTGTTCTTTGGTAGGAGTGCCACCAAGAGAATCCCAACCAATGCAAATGAGCCTGTCATCCCCAGCTGCTCGTATGAGATCTACTAGAGTCTCAACCTTGGTGAACACCTCCTCAATATTCGCAGCAGGAACAATAATCAAACGAGATAAATCTACCCCCAACTGTTCCCAATACGCTAGATCTAAGGCTTCTTCCGTATCTGAGACAGCAGCAATGCCACCTGTTGCTTGAGTTTCAGCAACAATGTGTCCTAAAAATGAGGTCTTCCCTGTACTGTTCAAACCTGATATTTCTGTCATACGTCCAAATGGAATCAGAGGTCGTGGCATTGGTAATCCACCAGCAATTGCAGAATCAATCAAAAAGTTCCTGGTAGAAACCCAATGCTCTACTTTACAAAGCACTGTTTCTGCTGTGGGGGTGAGAGCGGAGCCAGCCCCAAACTTATCCTCCATCTTCCGTACAATGCCAGCAATGAAATCTGCATCTTTACTAGATTCAGATTTTTTCTTTTGAATCTGAACCTCAATCTTCTCATCCTCTTTTGTGGTTTTGGCAATATCAGCAAGTGTCTTGAATTGATCAACGAGATCTTTGGTGTTCTTGGATTGAGTTGGGAACACTGGTTTGACAGCTGCTTGTCTTGCCATTTTATCCTCTTGAGGTAGAAAAAGAGAGGGCACCCTGGTCAAACAGAGTGATTCTCCTGGCCCGAAGATTCACCCTAGGAAGGAACCAGAGTGCCCTCAATCTAGAATCAACAGTGTTACTTCTTGGCCTTCTTCTTGGCCTTGGGCTTGGTGGCACCCTTCATGCCATCCATCTCCTCGAGAAGTGCTGTCAACTTCTCACGAGCATTGCGACGCAGCTCCCGAATCTGCTTCACCTGGTTTCGCAACTCAACGTACTTCTCTGCGTCCTCCTCTGTGATGCCTGCAGGCAGCCGTCCCCGCCCCATACCAGTTCCAGGAAGCTCCTTGCCCTCTGCTACCCTCTTGAGCATCCTCTTGTGGTAGGCTGCTGCCAGAGCATTGATTCGCTCTTGTGTCTCCTCATCCACCTCAACGCCCTCTTCCTCGTTCTCGTCAACGTCGACCTTCTTGGCACTCATCTCTTCTCCTTTTACTTCTCCCCGACTGCCGCTTTCATCTGGGCAATCAGGTCATCAGCTCCCCCAACAGCTTTCCCTGTTGCTGGAGACTTGGTTGCCACTGCATGTTTTCCAGCAGCAGCGGGTTTGGGTGCCGCTTGCCTCTTTGGCTTTGGCGGCTCATCCACGATTCCACACTTGGTTTTGCACTCAGCAAACAACTGACAGTCTGTATTGCAGACTGAATCCTTTGGGTCGCACTCTGCACCGTAGCAGGGTGGGTATTGTACAGCTGCAGCCTCTTCCAGCTCATCTTCAGGAACTTCCCCTTCACCGTTGCTGCCGTCATCCTCTTCAACAGCTTCAGCCTCTTCCTCTTCAGCAACGACCTCTTCGACAGCTTCCTCAGCGGCAGAAGTGCTCGCCGCTAGAGCCTTCACCTCACCAGGATCAAGACCTTCCAGAATAGCCAACATCTCTGCTGGCTCCCTGAACGGCATGATCTTGTCAAGGTCCTGCAGTTTGGGCTCACCCTTCACAGGTGCTTTTGTCTGTTTGGTGTCTAGAATCACTCGATAGTCAGTTTTGAGACCCTGACCTTCACGAGTGATGATGACGGTGTGACCAGCATCCAGGTCAGTAAAGTCAATCTCCTCAGTGTAGAAATCAAGGAGTTGCTTCAAGATTGTTGGTCCATAACTGAACTCTTGAACCTTCGTTGTACCAACTTTTGGTACATTAGAGGAATCAGCACCTGCTGCGATCAACTCATCGATATTCTCTTGCTTCCAGATCGGGTCTTCAATATCGATGATGTTAGAGAAGGACCGTTGCTTGGCTCTCAACTCCTTCGCCAACTCAACATTGGCTGGGTCTTTGGTTGCCTTTAGTCGCTCAACCTCTGCACAGACTGGGCATGGTCCTTTTGGTCCATCCTGGCTTAGCCGAGGGCAGGCTAGAGCGGTCGATGACTCTTCATCCGGACCAACACCCCAATGCACGTACAGCTCACGCCAGAACTGATAAGCGTTTGGACCAGAACTGGCCCAAGGAGGCATGATTCTGATTCTGTTCTTTCCCTGTGCTGGCTTCCATCTCGAAGTCCTTGTCATGTTAGCCCGCGCAGCAGCTTTGGCAGCTTCCTCAGCCGCTTTGCGTTTGGCTTTATTCATGTCAACTTTCAAGGCCATTCGTGTTACTCCTTTGGTTCAATCTTCACAGGTTGCCTGATGACTGGAATCCTTACTGCTTGACTCTCAGTTGGTTCTGGTTCTATTTTTTGTTGCGCTCTGGCTCTTGCCATATTTGCAGCTTTGTTCTTTGCAACTTCTTGTAGAATGACAGGGTCTGCGTTACCCTCAGCTCGATAGTTTGCTCCCAAACTAATCAACATATCTTTTCGCTGGGCAAATGCTTCCTTGCCCGCCCCCAGTACACCATTCTGCTTTTTGATTTCAAGATACTCTGCCATGCATTTCTGATAGCGAGTATCTGTGATTACCTCATTTTCAACCATTCTTTCGGTGAGCTTGACCTTTGCTGCCATAGCT